TTGAAAACAGTGGTGTGTTTTCTATTTCTTGCCCTTTTGTTTCTTTATTTTCATTTGTATTATGGAATATCTTTCTCGTTCTCAGCTGAAACCCCGTGGGGGCAAGGTTCCTTGTGGGGTCGTCCCACGCGCTGTCTTGGAAGCCTCTAGGCTTGCCAAGACTATATTGGCAAAACCTGCCAATTTTTCTCTTACCTTCTTGGCTCAGGGTGCCTCCCTGAAGCCACGTTCTGTTGCACTAGCTTGTGCAAACGGGGTCATTGCCACTGGCCCTGGTTTCTGCATCTATACCCCAGAGGGTATTCCCCTTTCTTGGGGAGATGCAGCTCGCCGGGTGAAGCCCTTCTGTAGGGCCCTGGCCAAGTCTGAATCTGGTCTTTACCAGAAGATGACTGAAGAACTTGCTTTCCGCAAGTTCCAGAGGCAAGTGCCTCATATGGTAGCCGCCAGCAAGCGGCTATCAGCCCGCAAGCAAGCCTCGCGGGCAAAGGGTGCTGCAACCGTTGCAGCACGATCAGCAGCAGCAACTGCTGAGTTGGAAGCTCGTCGCGCCGCTGGTGCGACCAAGAAGAGTGCTCTTCGCAGGGCACTCAAGAAAAAGGCCACCAAAAAGGTGGTCTCTGCCTCTGCAGCAATGCAGAGAGGGGAGCCAACTCTTGGCTCCATTTTTCCTTTTTCTTCCTCTCTCTTTGAGAGGGTTTCTGTACGCCCCTTGGGCGTCCCTTTTAATCCTCCTCAACGGGAGGATTTTCTTTCTTCTTCCTCCCCCATTCCTGCATGCCCAGGAATGGGTATAGCTTCTCTCCCCCTTATGGGGAGAATTCTTTCTCTTGCTCCCCAAGTGGAGCAACTTTGTGAACTTTGCGCTCCAGGCGCGGGTTCTTCTTTTTCTTCCGCAGTTGCGGATCTCGCTTCTTCTTCTACTCTTCATGAGCGAGATGTTTTTTTCCGAGCTATGGTAGCAATATCACAGCTCTTTTCCGCTTTTCCCAATGCATATATTCTTGGGAATTTTGTAGGATTTCATTTTTATAATTGTGAAGCTATATTGAATTTGGTTGAACAAGCCAATTCTATGGCTTTATATTATATTTGTCTTTTTAAACAGGGTCCAATTGTACATAGTTTCTTGGATTCCTTTTCTGATGTTGCCTCACATATTTCTGGAGCTGCCAGAATTGTGGGCAATGTTGTAAAAAATTTTTCTTCTTCTATTTTTGATTCCATTCTTAACAAATGTGAATCAATTTTCTTTAAAATTCTTTCGCCTTATATGGCAACTTTGCATTCTTCCAAAGTCGAAATTGTAAATTTTTGGAAAAAATGTAAAGATTGGGCCACAAATTTGTGGGCCAATGCACACCTTGCTCTTCAAGGGTTAGGTATGTATGCTATTTGGGCATTAGTTTTAATGATTCTTTGTGGCATTGTCTATCTTTTAGAGACAATGTTCATAACTGCTGGAGCTATAAGTTCTCATGGCTTATTAGTTTCAGGCTTTCTGTGTTTGGTGATGGCAGCTTGTGGCTACACTGTTTTCGCAGTGGGCAAAGAATCAGCCCAAATGATTCGGGTTATGCGTGAGTGTATTCTCATGGCTGTGATACCCGATGATGTCGTCAAAGATATAGCTGCAATACCAGCTCCAGGAGAGCAACAGGTACATAGTCTTTTAGATGCTGCTATGGTACCTATTAAATTTTTAGATTCTTTAGCTTCTGGTTTATCCCTATTTTCTACAAGTTCGGTTACCGTCTTGGGAAAGTTGGGAAATTCTTTGGAAGGAATCCGCAAAGGTTATAATTGTTTAGCGGATTTTATTTCTATTTTTTTGAATTATACCGGTGTTTGCTGGGAAGCTGTCTCTGGAAAGAAGACATCTTTCTTTCGTGATTTAGCGACCACCGTTAAAATAAATGTAGCTAATTGGACTGAAGATGCTAGACGTCTCATTGAATATCATGAGATGGCTGGTCTTCTTGATAAGTTTGAGTACGAGAAAGTTCGCACTCTTATTTATCAGGGAGAGGAAATGGTCGATATAGCTAATAAAGGTCGATCATCCCATACTTCAACTTCTTTTTTGCGGACCGTTGGTTCGCTTTTGAATGATTTGAGAGATGTCCGTGCCAAGTGTGCACGGTCCTTACGTTTTGACGGCTGGAGGCGCCAACCATTTTGGGTGTATATATTTGGTGCTTCACAGTGTGGGAAATCAACATTGGCAAATTATTTGGCGCCATTGTTGTTAACACATATGGGGTGGGATGCTCATGATGTATATTCTAAAGATCCCACTGAATCTTATTGGAGTGGATATTATCAGCAGAAATGCTTAAAGATGAATGATTTATCTGCTGTGATACCTCGAAACAATGTGCCTTTAGAGCAACAATTGATACCACTCATTTCTACTGAAGAGAAGATGGTATCAGCTGCTGAATGTGAGGGCAAAGGCATACAATTTCTGTCCGAGATAGCCATTTCTTCCTCTAATGTTGAAGATGCTCCTACTGCTGCTGAGCTTATTGATGGAAATGCTTATCGCCTAAGACGAAAAGTGTTTCTACGCTGTCGGAGAGCTGCAGTATGGGTACATGACGATAAGGGAAATCGTACTGAAGCAATAGATGCTGAGGGACAGATAATCAATCGTGATTACAATCCCAGTGATGCACTAGATTGTGTAGAAGTACAATGGCTACATTCTAGCACAGGACTCCCGTTACCAGGTCCTCCAGGGCAATGGCACATGGCTACCTCAACAATTCCATTGATTAAGGATGCTATGGATGCCCATTTCCTCCAGGAAGACATTAAGCGAGATGCCTGGGTTCAGCAAACCGATATGAAATCTAAGACGGGAAGAGAAGTTTCTTCTTACTTGTCTGGATTGATGGGTGCGCTAGGCTCATATAAGGCAATACAACGGAGTTCAGAAACTTCAGAAGCGGGAGAACGTAAGTTCCTCGTTGCTGTTGATGGACAGATTTATTCTTTAGATAGTCAAGGAGTAGCTACATTAGAAGCAAATGATGCTTATGACAATGTAGAAGCTTTAGAGGCTGTCTCACTAAATCAATATAGATTAGATTTTTCTAAGCAAGTTAGGGAACATTGTCTACTAACTTGCAATTCTTCTTTCCATTCTTCCTTAGTTAGGGACATATTGGAAGACATGCTTGTAAATGATGCTTGTATTATTTCTGTTAATAAAATTAGCAGAGATACCAAGCAGATACATCGTGATCTTTGGAAAGAGCTAAAACTGAGTGAGCGGGTATTTCTGCGCATTTCACAAAAAGCTCTTAACACTCTTAGGGAACAACCGCATTTTAAGGTAGACCTTAAGAGCCAAATTTTGGATTCTTTTGCTGTTTTCCGGGACAGTATTGTAGATAATAGACAAAAAATTCTTTTATTTCTTTCAGCTATTCTACTGGTGGGGACGTTATCATGGAGCTTTTTATCTCTTATGAAAGCCTTCCTATCAGGTTCAGTTGGATTTGGGGGTGCACTTGCACTCAAAAACCAATTGGATGTACATTCTTGTGCTGCATCAACTGCTTCTGTGGCAACTTCTGTATATTCTTCTAATTCAATTCCTATTGTTTGGGCTCAAGCTGCACGCTACGCCAATGTACATAGTTGTCTAGAAGAAAATCATAATTTTAAATATTTTGAAGATGGATTAGCCCATTTGCTAGTTCGTCTTGTAGGTAGTAGTGGCATAAGTGAGAACGCAATTTTATATGGTCCGCGTTCAATAGCTCTTTGTGCCCACCAAATTCGGTTGTTTCCTGATCATGACCGAGTTCAGATTCATTACTTGGACAGGAATCATATACCAAAATGCTTTAATTTTACATGGCACTATGGTAATGCTCTTGAACAAGACGATACAGAGGTATGTATATACCGAGATGATCAGCTTACTCCTCTTCCCGTGTATAGTAGAAATTTATATATTCCAGGGGGGGAGAAATTAGCCTCAGCTGTAAATATAAATGGAGTTTGCATAAAGAAACGTAAGTTTTTTCATGCTGACTCTTTGACACAGGCTGAGCGCCAACTGGATGGAGAGACCCCAATTATTCGTTCATGGTCTAACGTTGGGGCCCTCTGCACTAGCAAACAGACAATATCGAATCCAAAACCTGGAGTTGCTTATAGTCGAACATTAAACAGGTATTTGAATTCGACCTATGCTAGTGGTGTACATGATAGTGGAGGACTTATTACCACTATCAAAGATGGAGTCCGAAAAGTTGTTGGCCTCCATGTAGCAGGCACCCAAGAGGGACATCTTTTTAAGTCCACGGTTGCCTTTCTCCCCACTGGAAGTTTTGCAGATATCCATTCTGGGGAAGATTTTTTTGTTCCAGAGAGTGGGATCGAAACTGCAGGATATGTAAAGATTGGATATATCAAAAATCCTGCACTTCGACCTCATGTCTCTACCACTTCTCAAATAGGTAGGGTTACTCCTAATTTATGTATTCCTTTACCTACCTATAATATAGACGATGATGAGCATTTCGTAGATGCTGATGAAGTTTTTGAGATCAAAGAGAATGCAATTCTTTCAAAGAAAGATGAGCGTTTAAAAGATTTGATTTCAAATCCTGAGGCCTTCAATCCTTTGCAAGATGGCATGGTTAAATTTGCTAATCCAATGTTGCCTCTTGATGAAGAGATTTTAGAAAAAGTTTGTGATGATATGTTCGATACTTGGTATGATATGTTGCCACAAACTGATATGGGTGCTCCCCAGTTTCTCCAAAAAGTTGATTTAGATATCGCTTTAAATGGCATCCCTGATGATGCTTGCATGGAAGCAATGAAACTCGACACTTCAGAGGGTTATCCACACTGTGTTGAGCGAGCTCCAGGAGAATCTGGAAAACGTCGTTTTGTAGAAGTAGATGATACTTTTCATGTCTCTTTAAAGGAAGGGACCAAAGTATATGAAAATTATCATAATTTATCTAACACTATTTCAAAAAATATTCCCGTCTTGAATTGTGTAGAATGTTTGAAGGATGAATGTCTTAAGAAAAGGAAAGTGGCCACTCCACGCCTTTTTGATGTTCTACCCTTTGAACATAATATTCTTTTGCGTGAATATTTTTTGAGTTTTTCCGCATTTTTACAACACTGTAGGATTCAGTTGCCGTGCTGTATTGGAGTAAATGTATATTCGAGAGAGTGGACAACACTCTATGATCGGTTACGTGAGTACTCTGATACAGGTCTCAACTGTGATTACAGTAAATTTGATGGCTACATTTCGCACCAAATATATGGGTGGTTGGCTGCAACCATTAACCGTCTCTATAGAGATGGTGTGGAAGCAAATGCTGCTCGTAATAATTTGTTACTCATGTTTATTGGTCGTCGCTCAATTTGTGGTGGCCAAGTATACATGGTTAATGGTGGAATGCCATCAGGCTGTGCTTTCACAGCCATGATCAATTCTTTATTTAACGAAATTTTAATTAGATATGTTTTTAGGAAGTGTACTCCTGCACCCATGAAAAATTTTTTTAATTCATATGTGCGGTTGATGGTGTATGGAGATGATAATCTTATTTCCATTAAGGAGGAAGCAATTCCATACTTTGATGGACCCATCATTAAAAATGAGCTTGCGCAAGTAGGTGTCATTATTACTGATGGGACTGATAAAACATCCCCTACACTTCAACGGAAACCTCTAGAGTCTCTCGATTTTTTGAAGAGAGGTTTTAGACGTTTATCCACAGGGATAGTTATAGCTCCCTTAGATAAAACTTCCTTATATACTAGGTTATATTATTCTACAGCTGGAGATGATGGCTACTGCAATTTAGATGTCTTGCGTGCCAATGTCAAAAGTTTTCTGGAAGAGATTGTTTTACACCCAAATCATGTAAATGAATTTTTTCGGGTGCGATCTTTTTTCCTTAAAAAGATTCCAGCTTGGGCTGACTTCCTGCCCACATATGCTGCTGCTCAAGATTTTCATTATAGGCAGCAACAAACACAGTCACCATATTTGGTACCGCGCATTTTAGAGACGCGCCCTATGGGGACTGAATATAAAATGATGGCTGGTCAAGATAATCATGATAATATTGTATGGTTGACCAGTCGAGTCGCTATTTGTGGTCCAAAGTATCCAGTTCCCTCTGGACCACTACACTTTGTAGTTGCTCTCTCTTCATTTGTGCGAACATGTGAACGTGGAGTTAATTACAAAGTTGATATTGCTGAGGGTTCAGGTCAACTACCAACACAGAGTTGGACTGATTCCTTCAGCAGTTCTAAAAAGAGAACTGCGCTCCACACCGCTTATGGCGATGGAGCTACTATATATTTCCGGTCTGTCATGCCTTATTATAGTTCATGGTGTGCAGCCGGTAGATTTCTAAAATCACAGGGCATTTCCACAAGTAGTGTAATTGCCCTGTTTGAACAATATAAACCAGCAAATGCTGGTAATATTGCCCCTTTGTTGGCTACAAAGGAATATAGGCGTTATAGCCATAGACCAATATTTGATTTATCAAGTATTAAGCAGCATTTAGCTGCTTCGTAATCTGAGGCGGGTTCTCAGAGGCTTCCTTTCTTGCCTAAAGATGGGGGTGTTGTGGTCCTAAACCACTTCCAAGAGGGCGTCATCGCTTAGCATTTTACCTAAGGGTTGAAGATGTGAATATTGGAGTAATGCCCCAATAGTCCTCTGCTTTTGCAGTACCAAGAAATTACTTGGTCTTGGAGGTCTCAGTTCCGATTCTAACTGAGTGCTTTTTGATATGGTTCAAGAACCAATCCCGACTATGGTATGGTTGGACTGTATTATATATGTAGAACTTGTATATTGCTCATTACATTTAATGCGTGAATTCATTAATAGCGCTTAAATTGTGGTGATATACAGGGTATGTTTTCTACATATCTAATATGAAATACCAAATAACTACAGAGATATTGATCTGATGGGAGTGCAATTCTCCTGCCAAACTTGAGGCCAAAAGAGTTGATTTGCTACCTTCTAAGAAAGGAGATTGTCTTGGTGAAATTCCAAGCTCTATTTTAATTGCTTTGTCTTCTTATTTTTTTTAGTCAATGAACATTGGTGGTTTTTGAAACCATCCGTGAGGACTATCCACGAAGAGATAGCTAGAGGTACAATTAACACTCTCCCCTCAATAAAAATGAGAGTGTGGCTGGCGTCCAGGAATTCCTGGCACAGGGACATGCGTTATTCCGGTAGGTAAAATACGGAATCGTTTTTCAGCTGGTTTTGACCGTGATGGAAAACCGCCCCTCATCTTTCAGAGGGTATCCGCGCATTGGTTTTCAGTATATGGGTACTGAAATTGTGTAGTATGGGCTACAACAATGTGTGGATTAAGTCTTCCTTTTAGTAGGAATGAAGGGTCCAGAGTGGAGAGTGAAACCCTGGGAACCAGCTTATGTTGGGAAGGTTTCGAATACCGCTCGTAAGCCCCTAATTTCTGAGGTCTGGGAGAAGAAGCGCTTTGCCAAGCGATATTGGCTTAAGGTTTATGCGACGATAATTTGTTAGTGTACTCAAGAGTATTCAGGGTGGCCCCTGGTATTTGGATGAGGTCCGGAGATGAAAACCGGGGGGTAATTAACCCCAGCTAACGGCATAAGCTGACTTTCATGGAAGTGTCCATGACGCATTTTAAGATAGGTTTTAGACATACCCTTCCGGGATGGATGTAATTCCCATTTCGATATTTGTGATTAGTTATTAATTTCCCTGATGAGGGGACCTAATGCTAGTAAGTGTTGCTGCACTGAAATCTATAAGGTTATCTGATGGTAAACGTATGTTTCTTTTTGCTTTTTGTGGCGATAGGCTAGGTTTGTCCTTTTCCTGGTCTTGCTAAGTTGGACACAAAAATATTTTTGTTTTCAATAGAGTCGAAGAATGTCCTTTCTTCCC